GGCATCCGTGGTGAAATTGCCACTGTTAGAACTGCTTTCGACGAGGCAAAAGGCGGTGCGGACAGAGCAAAGCAAGCAGTTCAACTTTTAACCGCACAATTTAAAATGCTTTCTGCGGAGGGCAGAGCTTTTGCAAAAGGTGGGGCGGATCTTTTTCAAACCAAAGGATTTGACCAAGCCGCGTTAAAAAACAGATTAAAACCGTTAGAAGAACTGCCAAACAGTCTTGCAGGAACAGGAGAAGCGCTAAAAGAGATTAGGTTTCTTCTAAATTTTGCCACGGAAAACAGTAAAGAATTTAAAACGTTAATTGAAGCTGAAAATGCTGCGCTGGCTCGGCAAAAAAGAATACGTGAGTCAATGGCATTTGTCACGGAAGTGCAGCGTCGAGCAACGGCGCCAATGCCTGCTGATCCTTTTAGAACAAAAGTGCCGTTGCTGCCTGCTGCTGGTCAAACGTCAGGAACGTTTTCAATTCGAGAACGAAATGCTGTAGCTAAAGTTATAGAGAACAATTTAAAAGTAGAGAAATTTATTACTCAGGAAAACTCTAAACAAGCTAAAATAACTCGTAAGACTGCAAAAGAGAGACTTGAAAACATTAGAAAAATTCGCAGGCAGCGCCAAGGTAAGCAACTAAACGAAACGTTGCTTGGGGCCGGTTTCCCACTGCTTTTCGGTGGAGGGCCAGGAGCCGTTGGGGGTTCAATCCTTGGTGGAGCACTCGGTGGAAAGATGGGGGCTTCCTTCGGGGGTCAGATATTTGGCAGCGCAATTGGCCAACAATTTGAGAAAGCTATTCAACAAGCAACTGAAATTGGTAATGCAATTTCAACTTTAAACTTAGACGCTCTTGAGCAGTCCGGTATTAGAGTAAATGCACAGTTAAGGCTTCAAATAAATGCTCTACGCGAAGTAGGAGATGCTTCTAGGGCGGAGATACTTTTGAAAGAGGAAGCGGCAAAGCAGACAGGCGCTTTGTTTGACGTTACTACTGATGTAGCTAATGCGTATAATATTCTTGGCGCGGCAGGAACAAAATTTGGAGCAACACTGTCAACTACTTTAGGCATTCTTGGAGTGATTCTTGCCGTACCACTTGCAGGGATACTGGATGGTGTTGCAAATACTTTGGGTTTAGTTAATAACATTTTGTCTGCTGTCGGAGAACTTAGCAAAAGGTTTGTTGAGCTTTTTGCGTTGATTCCTGGGATGAAACAGGTATTCGACGACATAGAAAAAGCTATACAAGGAGCAAACAAGCAACTTGACGAATCAATAGTAAAAGCACGTCTCATAACAGGAGAAAAGGCTAAAGAAAATATAGTAGCCATTAGGGCTCTTGAAATTGAATCTCAGAAGACGGCCGGATTGACGGCTCAAGGAAAAATTGATAACAATAATCTTGATTTAAAAAGCAAAATAGCCAGTCTTAATGATGAAGAACGTGCTGAGATAAAAAAAGTAAACAAAGAACTAACTGCTTTTAACGCCAAAGACATAGAAGCTTCTCGAAATCAAATAAAAGCAACCTTCAAAAACAGAAGAGAACGGGAACGTTTGGTTGTGTCCAGGAGAAATGAAAAAATATTGACGCAACAATCTTTAAAGCTGGAAAGAGAAAGAGAAGCAGAGCGTAAAAAACGGCTTAGAGAGCAAGAACAATTTGAGAAAAAGATAAATGGTCAAATAAAAGGAGCGGAGGCTGCCTACAAATCAGTAAACAATGTTTTAGACAGCTACACGACAAAACTTGAAGACAGAGCCGCTTTTGAGCGTGAATACAATGAGCTAATTAATCAAGGCATTTTGCCTGCAGAAGCAAAACGAGTTGTTGAGCTTAAAAAAGAAGCGTTGCAGGTGCAGCGTCAGTTTGAAGCCGAGTTAGGTATTTTAGATACCAAAATAAAGCAAGTTGAAACTTCCGCGCTTGAAGGTGATTTAACCGAAGATCAAATCAAAAGACTTAAAAAGTTAAAAGAAGCGCAAGAGGATTTAGAGGGGAAGGCTGCAGATGCCCAAGGCCAAGGTAGTAGCGCGGCAAAACCAAAGTCTGACGCCAAGCGGTTAGAAGAAGCAGCAATTCAAGCTCGTGAACGTTTAAACGAACTTACTGACCCAGTCAATCAAGTCGTAGGTGCAGCTGGAGCAATAGGAGATGCCTTCAGCGAATCATTTAAAGGCATTATTAGCGGCAGCATGACTGCTCAAGAAGCGTTGGCAAATCTATTCCAACGAACAGCAGACCACTTCTTAGATATGACGGCTCAGATTATTGCGGCTGCAATCAAAGCGCAGGCTGTTCAGTTTGTTACACAGATAATTGGGTCGATAGCTAGTGCTGGTGTTAGTGCTGGTGCTGCTGCTCCTGCAAGCAAAGTTGGCGCTGCTGCTAATCTTCCCGGTCCGACAGGTGATTTTGGACTTGGAGCAGGGCCTTCTTTCGGAAGTGTTAGCGATTTTGCTCCTGCAACAATTCTTCCCGCTGCAAAATTTGCTCAGGGTGGTTTTGTTTCCAGCCCGACTAACGCATTAATTGGTGAAGGTGGCGAGCCTGAGTACGTCATCCCAGCATCCAAGATGCGTGAAAGCATGTCGCGTTATTCACGAGGATCACGCGGTGGCGGGGTCATTCCTTCTGATGGTGGATCGTCTGCATCAGGCGATGGTGGCGTTGCAGTTGCCGCACCAATCGACGTTCGCTACACCGTGGAACGTATCAACAGCGTTGACTATGTAACCGCTGATCAGTTCCAGAGTGGAATGCAAAGTGCAGCGGCACAAGGCGCACAACGCGGTGAACAGAACACGCTAAAACGACTACAGATGAGCGGTAGCACTCGCCGGAGGTTAGGAATGTGAGCCAGTACGCATTTGGCCATGCCACTCGAATCAAGCGTCGCAGCCCATCAACCGGCAGCCTAGAAACGCTTTACTTCTTTCAAAACTTCTACATCAACCAGGAAGCCACGCACGAAGGCAATCAATACCGGTTTGTGCCGTTTGGGTTTTCAGGCGTAACCGTTAATCGCACGGGTGACGGCTTGGAAGCAACACTTGTGTTCCCCAACAATGGCTTGTCTCGCGGCTTTGCTGATCAAGCCATTGACCAGAACTGGGTTGTGGAAGTTGATGTGTTGATTTTGGATGCCGACAACCCAGCAGGTACCCACCAAAAAATGCATTCGTTTACAGGCCAAGCTGTTGGCGGTCAGTGGGACAACGTATCGCTAAACCTAAAACTCAGTTCTGTACTGGATGCTGTTGGAACGGACGTACCAAGGCGTTCGCTGACACAGCGGTTGATTGGCAACCTACCTATCAGCAACAATGTCCGATTGCAGTGATCTGATCGGGATGCCGTATCGACTGGGCGCTGACGGCAGCGATGGTCATATTGACTGCATCCACTTGTGTTACGAGGTTTGGGAACGAGTCGGAGTTAAAGGACCACCGTTTAAACAGTCCTGGTACGAAGCAGGCAAGTGGGAAGTATCGCGTGATTTATTGAATTGGGGTTTTCGGGTCAAGAAGCCTGAGTATGATGGGGATATTCTGCTGTTACCGCAGCAATCCTGGGCATTCGCAGTCACATGGCAGACGGGAATCTTGTACGTCAATCGCAGAATGGGAAAAGTGCAATGGTCTTTGGCCCGTCTGTTTACGACGTACCACTGCTTCCGTACGAAAAACAGTTAATAGAAACGATTGGAATTACAGAAAAAGAGTATCAACTATTTGCGGCTGAAGTTAAGCGACGTGGCCGATTAAGACCTGCAGAGTATGAGTGTGTTCCCAGCATTGTAAATGGCCCAGAAACACAACTTGCAATTCTCATTAATCTTGCAATCACTCTCACGTTGACTGGTGTCGCCTACTTATTAACACCTAAACCAAAAGAGCCAGCGGCTTTTAGCCGTAGAGAGCTTGGCGGAGAAACCGGAGCAAGTCGGTTTACACCATCTCGTGGCTTTGAAACTTTGGCAGAGCTTGGTGAATACGCTTCACCAATTCCTTTGTTGTTTGGTTTATACCGTGAGGGCTATGGCGGTGGAATGCTTTCGACACCAAAGCTGATCTGGTCTCGGATGTTTAGCCATGGAACGTTGCAGCGAGCCAAGCTGTTGTACGTCGTTGGCGAGCAGGGCGTTGATGGATTAAACGGTATTGAGCCACCTGAACTTGAAGGCATTTTTCTTGGCAATAATGCCCTTGACCCTATTTTTGAGGATGCTTTTGCGTTCTATTGGAAGAAGCATTCCGGCGATCCAGGCAACCGAAGAGTCCGCGACACTAATCTTTTCTATGGCACAAGAGACGAAGCGTCTTCGGGCGACCCAGATGACGCCATTAATGGCGAAGTCTTCTACGCTCCAACTAACAACGAGATTGGCGCAGTAGGCCAATTTTGCCATGCTTATACGCCAGCAAACAGCACTCAGTTTGGTGTCTTTGAGCCGATTGCAAACGGTAATTCGTATCGCCCAAATTATCGTATTGTTTCCATTACTGACGAGGGTCACAGTGGGGTAACAAAACGTGGAATTACAAGAACGCGAATTAAATTTGCTGGACTTAGTTTTGGCAATGTTGACAACTTGAGTGGAGTTGATCTTTTTAAAAAAGTTCGCAAGAAAGGCCAGGCAGGCGCAGGAAGAAATTACAGTCCACGAATGGGCATTATCCGACTTAATCGATACAGTGGAGGCGAGACAATAACAAGCTCAGAAGTAACAGGCGCAGATGAGCTTCAAAAAGTTGTAAACGTAAGAGAAAAAGATGAAATTGTTTTTATAATTAGTGCCACTAAAATTGACGAAGATCTTTATGCAGCCAAAGAAGCTAGGGAAAGCGTATCTGATTTAAACAGCACTGTTCAAGCTTTGCAGCTTGCGGCTGATGAAGCGATGCAGGTTGGCGAACAGTTTGCAATTGCCGGAACAATCTGGAAAGTTATTAGCAGAAGACAGGACCGTTTTGAGCCTGACTCAAACGAAAACCAAAGGATTGACCTTAAATGTGTTAGCACCGAAGAGTCGCATCTCAAGCGAATTGGAATTGTAAATGAGGACAAGGTTGTAGAGCCAACGCAAGGTTTTATTGGTGATAGCTTTCCAGATGGACCACCGGCTTCGGTTGGCGAAGCTTTCTTCCCAATCACAAGAGTTGCAACTGCAACCGTTAGGAATAACAGACCTGCAGTGGTCACAGAGATCGGCTTAAAAAGCACGGTATTCCAAAAACTAAACGGTCTTTGTGCTTTTAATAGCCTGCCAACTCCTGACGAGTTAAACAATTTAGACGAAGAAAACGTTCAGGTATCAAACGGAACAATCACCGCAAATATCATGCGGTCAACTGTTTTTCGAGTATTCGTGCGTGATGCCGGAGATAGCAATTCTTCTTTTGCTGTTATCCCATTGTTTTTTGTAATTCGGGGAAGCCGACCGGTTGCCCAATATAACTTTATTCGTTTCGCACTACCTCCAGGCCAAGAAGCGAAAGAACTCGAATTTAAGTTTGCACAATTTCCTGGAGCGGAACTACGTAGCTTTTCAGATGATGAAGTATTCATTGACTTGTCTCATTCAGTGTCTCAGCAATCAGCAGGCATGGAATTTCGCACTGTGTCAGTAAGTGGGATTGGTTCACTAACTGTAGGTTTTAGCGGCAAAGATATTGCAAAAGGGAGTATTGAAGCAAACAAAGAGTTTATGCGAGCACCGGAGGTTACTGCAGGTTCAGGCGTAACTAGCTATCCAGACAGCGTTCAGCGAGAAGATCTAGCCCCAGCACCTGTTGCT